TACACATCTCAGACTTTCGGTCTAACATGCAGGTCGAAGGAACATAAATCCATTCTTTGATTCTATAGTTGTAGGCCATAGTCGTTCTTTCATAGAACGAGAGCGAATAGGAAAATCATACGCAGCAAAGAGTGTCTCTTGGTAAGTAGGCATTCTTGCAATGTTGATTTTCTCTATTATTCCTGTGCGCTCAAGCCACGAAAAGGAATCGTAGTCAGGTTCAATGTTCAACTTTTTGGTTAAAAAGTTGTATACATCGACACACACGGAATAGACGATTTTACTGCATCCCATTGAAGCCATCGCGATACCTACGCATGTAGCGGCGGTTTCGTTCAGTCTTTGGGCTCGTTCGGGGAAAACGAGGTGAGAGAGTAGATCAATTTCAGTTCGGTACGGGATACCATATCGGTTCCAGTAGCCAAGAACATAACTATCATATGTCGAGTTAGTAATAACTGACTTTTTAGTCGATAGTTTAGCATTGAAGTACTTTTCAGCTAGGGCAGCGAATCTGTCTAGATATTTGGATCCTTCTAAGTAGTGAAGGCGTTCGCAGAGTGATATGAGTGAGTCATCACCTTGAACTTTGATCCAAAAATGTTTTGATTCAATATTAACTCCAGACGCTGATAAACAGGTCAGTAGCATAATTGAATTAACAAAGGAGTCAAGAAGTTGTGTTTGTTGGAAGCCAGAGGCTATTCCATTTCTTGTCCATTGATAAACCTTTCCATCTGGTCGGCAGATTGGGTAGTGTTTGACCATATCGGTCATCCAATACCAAAGGCGTCCAATCCTGAGTTCAGGCTCGGAGGCAGCGCCGGTGGGATAGAATACTGTAGGTTCGTACTGTGAGAAGTCGAACCAAGATCTCCACATTGTGTGAACATCATCAATGATGTCGTGAAGGGCTCGTTTGTCGAATTGAGACCAGTCAAGCGAAAGTATAGTGTTACTTATTCTTCCATTTGAGTAGATTTGGTTCTCAAGTTTCTTCCAGCCGCCTTTCATGATTTCATTACCCCACAGAAGTGGATGGTTTTGAGTATCATTATTAAGGTAGTAGGCTTGAAGGGGCCAAATGAACATGTTTTCAGCTTGAAGCAAAAGCTTCGGGACGCCGAATACAGCTCGGATTTTATCCGGTTCATCGTGACCTACGACATGGGCTCTTGCGTGAAGAGTTGTCCAGTAGTAAGGTTTGGGCTTTCCATCGTCGGACCAGAACATTGGGTCACCTTCTTTAATTTTATGAATTAAGAGTCGATTCTCTTCAAATATATGATTATATAAGTTATGAAAGCTAGGGCGATTGTTGTCAATCTCCAGTTCAGCTTGCATACGTTGAAGTTCATCTCGATAACGTTTCTTGAAGGTATAAGGAGCTTCAGCAGAGACGTTGAGTGTCCAGGGGTAGTAGCGGAGGTCGGGGTAACTGATAGGGTGAAGAGTTCGTTTAGGTCGAAACAACTTCTCAGTGACGCGGAGAGCACGTTGGTAGTGCACATCTTTTGGAATTCGATGATTAGGTTGTTCGAATTCGTCGAAATCTTGCATTAGTCGTTCTTCGGTAGATCCAGAACGTCTTTGAGTCAGGTAAACCTGATTCCAGAGAGCAGTGCCACCAATTTTGGTGATCGCATGCTTCATTGCAGAGAG